AAAGGTGGACAGGTCATGGATGTTCAGCCAACAAGGGATTGAGAACAAAGCTCGTGAATTAGGAATACTGGGTAACGGGTACGATAGCTACGAAACTTTAAAGAAGAAATGTATGATGCGAATGGGTATGGAGATTGATTGAACATCAATACCAATGTGCAGTACGGCAGTTATGTAAATGGCGTAGTCAATGGGGGTTAGCAAAGTTTAGAGAATATCTATCAAAATACCAACTTGATAGTAATTTACTAATAGGCTTTGCAGACCAATGGAAAAAAGGTAACAAAGGTAATAAGGGGGAATGGATTGAATGAGTTGGCTCTTTTCGCAGGTGCTGGTGGGGGAATACTTGGGGGACATTTGCTCGGATGGCGAACAGTCTGTGCAGTCGAATGGGAGTCATACCCAGCAAGCGTATTGCTCGCCAGACAAAATGACGGACTTCTCCCGCCTTTCCCGATTTGGGATGATGTTCAAACCTTTGACGGAAACTTTTGGCGAGGAATTGTTGATGTTGTATCGGGCGGGTTTCCATGCCAAGACCTGTCAGTTGCCAACCAATCAGCAGACGGACTTGAAGGAACAAGAAGTGGTTTATGGAAAGAAATGGCAAGGATTATTGGCGAAGTTAGACCAAAATTCGTTTTTGTGGAAAACAGCCCAATGCTCGTTACTAGAGGAATCGGAACAGTCCTTTCAGACCTTTCCAAAATGGGGTTCAATGCAGAATGGTGCGTGTTGGGAGCAGATTCCATTGGAGCACATCACAGAAGAGAAAGAGTTTGGATACTTGCCTACTCCAACAGCTTCAGACCAATACAACGGAAACAAAATAGGAATAACTTACAAAAACAAACGATTTATTCGGACAAGCCAAACAACAGGAACGGAGTTTGGAGCGAAGCTGACGGATTTTTATCGATTGACGAATGGAAGAAATTTACATCCAACCTTTGCAGAGTGGATGATGAATTGGCCACTAGAGTGGACAGACTTAAAGCCATTGGAAACGGACAAGTACCACAAGTGGCAGCAACAGCATGGAACATCCTTAAAGGAAGATTAGATGAAAGAATATGACCCACACGAAGCAATAGACTTTATATTTAAAACCGCACCGCAATACGCTAAAGCAAGCGGTGAACTAGCCCAACTTGAGAACTTTAGGCATAGTCTTAAAGCCATCAAGATGTCGCAGACCGAAGAACAGTCGCTAGGAGCACAGGAACGGGAAGCATACCGCAGTCCTGAATACCAAGATTTATGCAAAGCCATAGGGGTAGCGGTAGAGCAAAAAGAAGCCCTTAGATGGCAATTAGAAGCCGCCAAGATGCGTTTTGAAGCATGGCGTACCCAACAAGCGAATGACAGAAACTTAGAAAGGTTGACCCGATGAGAGAATTTGCAGAAGTATTCCTAGATATAACCCGTACTATTAAACGGGTGCATGAACTTAAACTTAAAAATGACCATACCGAAGCCTATTTGTTAAGTTGCGACATAACAGACTACGCCCAAGAACTTGAGGATGTACTGCAAAAAGATGCAAACATTCAATAAGATAATGCGTAACGCTTTTGCATCACACATCGACTATGGTGCGTTCTTAGGGCTATTGCCTACAAATCCACATTTTTGCCCCAGTAACATAGATGGGATTGCAGAGCGTAAAGGCAAGTTCTTGGTGATGGAGTGGAAACGCCCCAATGAAAAGGTTAGCGAGGGCCAACGCAGATTACTGCAAGCCTTTGCTAAAACGCCTAACTTTACAGTTGTTATTGTGCAAGGCAACACAGATGACGGGCTAGTTATTCAAGACTATTGGCAAGTCCAATCCTACGGGTCATGCGTTAAACTCGGCACAGGGGTTGATGAATTTAAAGCCTTTTATACAATGTGGTACGAATACGCCAATGAATAAAAAAGAAAGAAAACAAAATGACGATATTGCAAGACTTGGTTGCGTCTTATGCTACCACTTGGGCTACCATGACACCCCCGCAGAGCTTCACCATGTCAGACGATTCGGTGGAAAGCGGTCAGAAGCACCAATACTCCCCTTATGTACCGAGCATCACCGAGGTGCTACAGGTGTGCATGGACTCGGAGCAAAAGCTTTCGAGAGATACCACGAAGTTGAGTTCGATACCTTACTAGGTATAGTCAAAGCTAGGCTACAACTCTAGCGGGTCAAAGCCTAGTTCTGTAGCTACAGCTTTAGCCCTATTCCTGAAAGTCTTATCGTGTTTAGTCCATGCCTGAGTGCTAGTATCCCACCGACTAGCATGAATCATCTCATGGGCCATAGTCCTAATTACTGTGTCTAAATGACCGCACCTAGCGTCAGATATAGTAATGGTATGGGCGTGTTTTTCCCCATCGTCATAAAGGTATGTACCCATAGCATCAAAGTCGCTATCTACGACAAACTTGATTTCTTCAGGCAAAGGTAAGTCCCAAGATGCAAACGGCTCGCAGCAATACAACATACTGTAGATGTGTTCAATAATCTTAGGCGTAATCTTCATACTTCTAATATTTCACCACGAAACTCTACCTCGTTTTCCCCGCAAACTTGAATCATTTCAGGCATTAACAACCGACCTCTTTCCCAAGATGCCATGACAAACCCTTGCCGCCAATCCTTTGCATTGTCCTCTGTGTAGCTAAAACTTTCTGCGTTAACATCGGCTAAAGTGCCTGTCTGCACACCCCAATAGGTCTTTTGGTCAAAAGTTGATATAGGACTTAAAGTCAAGACATGGGTATGCCCAGTAAAAATATTACTAAAGCTGGCTTGCACATTGTTATAGCCTGCGTACCTACCGCCCTTATGCCTGTGTTTAATTACAGTATCTTCATTAACCCAAAATGACCAACAGGTTTCCCAATGGGGGAAATGGTACTTTAAGTTAAATCCATCCACCCCCGAAAACTCAGGGGCACGAGATACCAAAGCGGATTCATAACGCATATCGTGATTACCCAAAGTCCAAATCAACCGACAGCCCGCAGGTCTAACCTTTTCAATGGCATCTAAATGCGTTTTACAGTAGTTTAGTTCGTCTAATACGCTAGGTTGGCGGTCATAGTTAATCTTTGGGAATCGACTCAATACAGCCCCGTCAAAGGCGTCTCCGTTACAAATAATGGCTTTGGGCTTGAAATGTTCAATAAACTTAATAAGGGCTTTAAACCCTGTTGTAGTGCAGTCGGTAAAGTGGGCATCCGAAAATATAATGACTCGCCCTTTTTCTAATTCCATACCCCGTCTAACGCTGTGGGTGGTGGCATCTAATCGTTCTTGCAGTAATTCTTGGCGTTTTGCCTTTTCAGCCTTAGCTTTTTGTATGTATTCTTGGCTTTTTTCTATTTTGTAACTAAGGTCGGTTTCAAGTGTTATGTTGTGTCTAATTTCTAATGAACGCCTACGATTTTGAACGGCACGAATACCAATACCTAATTGCTCTGCTAGTGCTGTAGGGCTAGGATATGCCCGCCATTTCTCTATAAATTCGTCATCACTAATGTAATCACCAAACTGATTTTTAGCCATATAAGACCCTAATCGTGATAAAGTTAGCATATCTTAACCGATTAATGTTAAAAAACAATGGCATACGCAAAAAGAACTGACGCTAATCAAGCCGAAATTGTTAAAACTTTACGAGAAGCTGGTGCTGATGTGTACGATTTATCAAGAGTCGGCAAAGGAATACCTGATTTACTAGTAACTTTTAATGGTGAAACTATCTTGATGGAAGTTAAGCGTGACGCTAAAGCTAAATTTACCGCAGACCAATTAAAGTTTATTGCTAAGTGGAAAGGTGGGCCATTAAGTCGAGTAGATAGCCCTGAATCTGCATTAAGAGTGATTGGATTAATCCCAAAACACGACTATAATCAATAAAAACAAGGAGTTTGTATGGAAAATTGTGCTTTATTCGTAGCTACATTACTACATTCTGCGACTAACACGCATTTTTTTCATTGGACTACCGATTCTTATTCTAAACACATCGCTTTGGGCGAATATTACGATGGCATTGTGGAATTGACCGATGCTTTTGCAGAAGCCTACATGGGCAAATATGGCAAATTCACCGCATTTCCAAGCGTGTACCACCAGCCCAAAGAACCTGTTAAATACCTAGAGTCCCTACAAAACTTTGTAACAGATGCCCGCCAAGATTTACCGCAAGACAGCGAACTGCAAAACTTAATTGATGAGATTGCAGACCTGATTAACACCGCCACTTATAAACTTAAGTTCTTGAAATAAAAGGATAAATCATGCCATTAGTCAAATCAGGTAGCAAAGAAGCGGTAGGCAAGAACATCAAAAAAGAGATGGAAGCTGGAAAACCTAAGAAACAAGCTGTAGCTATTGCTCTTGCAACTGAGCGTAAATACGCCAAAGGCAACCGCAAGAATAAACTAGAAGAAGCCTACGGCAAGTACATTGAAGAAAAAGCCTGAAATTTCTTGAAAATTCTTGAAATATGAGCCGACAAGACCAAATTCGTGCAGCAATAGATAAGCACGATAAACCAATACCTAAGACCACTAAAGGCAAAGGTAGAAATTACTTATCGGTTGAAGAAGGTGCAGGTATGACGGCAAAAGGCAGAGCTGCCTATAACCGCAAGAACAACGCAAATTTACAAGCCCCCCAATCTAGTGGGCCACGCCATGATAGTTTCTGTGCAAGGTCAAAAGGCTGGACTGGGGAACGAGGAAAAGCAGCAAGAGCGAGATGGAGTTGCTAATGAAAACTTGCTTCAGATGCAAAACAAGTCACGAAAATACTTTTTTCTTTAAAAGTACCAATACTGTTGATGGTTTGCATAGCTGGTGCAAGAATTGTTGCAGAATAAATGGTGCATTAAGCCTAGCAAAAGCTAATTCAAAAATAGAAACAAGAGCTAAAATATTTTTACGCAATGCCAAAAATAGTGCAAACAAACGCAAACAAGAATTTTCTTTAGAAATCAACGATATAGTTGAGTTTTGGAATAAACAAGACAAAATTTGCCCCTATTCAGGGTTAGAAATGACCCTCGAAGCTGGCAAACTTAATACTGTTTCAATCGAGCGTATTGATAGCAACATTGGTTATACGAAAGAAAATACAATATTGGTATGCCAAGCTATTAATCGCATGAAATCTGACTTTAGTTATGAAGATTTTTATATGCTTTGCCAATCCGTAGCCAAGTTTTTAGGCAATGATGAACTCAAATTAGCCGTAGGAGCTTACAAATGAAACATGGTCTATATGCTGCAATTCACGCCAAGCGGGAACGCATTAAAGCTGGTTCAGGCGAAAAGATGAACAAGGTCGGTAGTAAAGACGCTCCTACCAAGCAAGACTTTATTGAGTCGGCTAAGACTGCAAAACCGCCCAAAAAGACTAGAAAACAAATGCTGACCGACAAAATGAAGGATATGTAATGTTTAAAAAAGAAAAGATTAAACCTGAGAACTCTTTGTTGCAACCGCACAAACAATCTACGCTAGAAAAGAACGAAGATAAGCGTATGAAGCGTAAAGCGGAGTTAATGAAGCACTTTAACCAATTTGTTAAACAGATGGCATAAACTTAGTTTTAGTATTAGAATTTACCCTAACTAAATCAATCACTTGAGGTAGTATGGAAAATAAACAATTAAGAAATATCAAAGGTGCTGGCAGACCTGCTGGTAGTCCTAACAAATCCACCGCATTGGCTAGAGAAGCCATAGCACGCTTTGTTGATGGTAATAGCCATAAGTTACAAGAGTGGCTAGAAGCCATTGCTGATGACCCTAAATACGGCCCTAAACACGCATTTGATTGCTTTATGCAAGTGGCTGAATACCATGTACCTAAACTAGCCCGTACTGAGCATACTGGTAGCGAGGATAAACCCATTCGATATGTGGTTACATGGAAGAAGTAATCGAATATACAGACCTCAATATTGAACTGTATAAGCCTAGAGATGTATTCCTAGACTTCCATGACCGCCAACAACGATGGGCTGTCATTATTGCCCACCGCAGGGCTGGCAAGACTGTAGCCTGTATTAACGACATTCTTTGGCGAGCTTTGACCGAAACTAAGGAAAATGCCCGATATGCCTACATTGCCCCGTACTATGCTCAAGCTAAGTCTATTGCTTTTGATTACCTTATGCAGTTTAGCGAGCCTGCTAGGTTTAAGCACAATATCTCAGAGTTGTGGGTGGAGTTATTCAACGGGGCTAGAATTCGTCTATTTGGTGCAGACAATCCTGATGCTTTGCGGGGTTTATACCTAGATGGCGTAGTTCTAGACGAATATGCCGACATGAAGCCAAAGATATGGGGCGAAGTAATCCGACCCCTATTGGCTGATAGACAGGGTTGGGCTACCTTTATTGGAACACCAAAGGGTCACAATACCTTTTACGATATATACCAGTACGCCACGATTAACAAAAATGAGTGGTATAGCTCTGTATTACGAGCTAGTCAAACTAAGCTAATCCTACAAGCTGAATTAGACGATGCTTTAAAGTCTATGAGTGTTGACCAATACCAGCAAGAGTTTGAGTGTAGCTTTGAAGCTGCCATACTTGGTGCTATATACGGCACAGAAATGCGACTACTGACCGATGCAGGGCGTATTGATAAGGTTGAGTGTGACACCCTATTCCCTGTGCATACTGCTTGGGACTTGGGCTTTAACGATGCTACGGCTATTTGGTGGTTTCAAGTGGTGCATGGTGAGATAAGAGTATTGGATTACCACGAAGCTCATGGGCAACCGATTGTCTATTACGCCAATCAAATTAAAGAACGACCATACGAATATGGTACACATTGGCTACCACACGATGCACGAGCTAAAACTTTAGCAAGCGGTGGTAAGTCAATAATTGAACAATTAATCGATAAATTACCCCTAAAAAGCGGAAATTTGTTTAAAATCGTACCTAATCTGTCATTACAAGACGGCATACAAGCTACAAGAATGGCGTTAAGTCGCACTTGGTTTGATGCCATGAAGTGTTCAGAAGGCATTGAATGTTTGCGTCAGTACCAACGGGAGTACGATGAAGATAAGAAAGTATTTAGAGATAAGCCTAGACATGATTGGACTAGTCATGGAGCGGATGCTTTTAGGATGCTTTCTGTGGCTTGGCGAGATGAAGCAGAAATTGCAAAGCAAAACGCACCGATTCGTGGCATCGTTGTTGGACAGAATGAGGTTACGCTAGAGGAAATGTGGAAAACCGCCCCACAAAATAAATATCAAAGGTATTAACTATGAACGATACGCTAAACAAGACTTACGAAGATTGGTACAACACCATCGCCCAGTACGACAAGTCTTTTAGGGAATGGGAAGCAAGAGTACCAAGAATTATTAAGCGTTATCGTGATGACAGCCGTACCCGTAATAACCCCAATGCTCGCTTTAATATCCTTTGGTCTAATGTTCAGGTCATCAAACCTGCCATCTTTGCTAGACTGCCACGCCCCGATGTAAGCCGTAGGTTTAGAGATAACGACCCAATAGGTCGAGTAGCGTCAATGATGCTAGAACGGGCTTTAGAGTACGAAGTTGAGCATTACCATGACTATCGCTCCGCTATGGATAACGCAGTTCTTGACCGATTATTAGGTGGTAGAGGTACGGCATGGGTTCGTTATGAGCCACATATTGTTGCAGAGCAAAATAACATTAATGAAGGTATTGCAGGTCAAATGCCCGAAGATGGGCTACAGATTACAGAGGATGCCGATGAAGCAGAAACGGAAAACGCTGAACTGGTGGAGTCGCAGGAACGCATTGAATATGAGTGTGCCCCTGTTGATTATGTGCATTGGCGTGATTTTGGCCATACTGTTGGCAGGACTTGGGAAGAAGTAACAGCCGTATGGCGTAAAGTCTATATGAGCCGACAAGCTCTGATTGACCGCTTTGGTGAAGAAGTTGGCGGTAAGATTCCGCTAGATACTAAGCCTGAGTCAGACAAATGGGCTACAAAACAGATGACTGCCGAACATTTCCAAGCCTGTATCTATGAGATTTGGGATAAAGAACAAGGCAAAGTATTTTGGATTAGCAAGTCAATGGGTGAGATTCTTGACGAAAAAGATGACCCACTACAGTTAGAGGGATTCTTCCCTTGCCCTAAACCAATGTACGCCACATTGACTACAGACAGCTTAGAGCCTGTACCTGACTTTGTACTATACCAAGACCAAGCCAAGCAGTTAGACACGCTGGCAGACCGCATAGATGGCTTTATTAACGCCTTAAAAGTACGGGGTGTCTATGACGCATCCGAGCCAAGCCTTGCAAGACTATTTTCTGAGGGCGAAAACAATACCCTGATACCAGTTAAGAACTGGGCTGCTTTTGCTGAGAAACAAGGCATGAAAGGGGCTATTGACCTAGTAGATATAACCCCAATCGCTCAAGGCTTGACGATGGCTTATCAGGCTATGGAGCAAGTCAAGGGTCAGATTTACGAGATTATGGGCATTGCCGACATTCAACGGGGACAGACAGACCCCAATGAAACGCTTGGTGCACAGATTATTAAGTCTAATAACGCAGCAGGCAGACTTAAGAATATGCAACACGCAGTCGTGGACTTTGCTACCGAGCTTCTAAGTATCAAGGCACAGATTATCTGCAAGCATTTCACAGATGACACCATCGTGAAAATTAGTGGTGCAATGCAACTAAGCCCACAAGACCAACAGTTAGTACCGCAAGCCTTACAGTTATTGAAAGACGAACCCGCTAAGAACTTTAGAATTGAGGTATCTAGCGATTCCATGATTTATCAGGATGAGCAACAAGAAAAAGCCGACAGAATCGAGTTTTTAGGTGCTTTATCCCAGTTTATGAACCAAGCCTTACCAGTAGCTACCCAAGCCCCTGAACTAACCCCATTACTCATGGAGATGCTCAAGTTTGGGGTTACTGCGTTTAAGGCTGGCAAAGGTATGGAAGGGCTTATTGATGAAACTGCCGACCAATTTAGAAATAAGGCTAAAGCGATGGAAGGGCAACCTAAACCACCACCTATTGAGATTCAGAAACTCCAAATGCAATCGCAGATGGAACAACAGAAAATGGCGGCTCAAACTCAGGCGAAACAAGCCGAGGCTCAAATTACTGCACAACTTGAACAACAGAAGATGGCTGCTCAAATTGAATTGGAAAAGGCTAAGCAGGAATATCAGGCACAAGAGAATCAACTTAAGTTCCAACTTGAAGAACAGCGTAATGCTCAAGACCGAGAGATGGAGATGAAGTTAGCTCAGATGAAGATGATGACTGAGCGTAATACCCAACTCTTGCTTGCTTATATCAATAACGGGGCTAAGATTGAAACGGCTCGTATCTCCGCAGGTGTAGATAGTGGCGAGGGAATCGCCGAACAATACGACAATGATGAGAACATGATTCAGAACCTTGAACACCCATTAGCCCCGATAGCCAACGCTATTGCTCAAGGTAATCAAGAAATGACTGCTACTTTAGGAGCTTTAATAGACAAACTAAGCCAACCAAAACAAGTAATAAGGGATGAAGCAGGCAAAATCATAGGTGTCCAATGACAATAACAGTTAAACATACTAAAGTCAGCACAATCCCTGACACAGATGACACAAGTTTAGTTAGACCTAGTGATTGGAACGCTGACCATACCTTAGTTGGTTTGGGAACAATGGCAGAGCAGGATGCCAATAACGTCAATATTACTGGCGGTTCAATCACAGGCGTAACAGGGTTAGGCGATGTAACTGGCCCAGCATCCGCTACAGATAACGCCATTACTCGCTTTGACCTAACAACTGGCAAGCTAATTCAGAACTCAACCATAACCCTTGATGACAATGGCAACATCATTAACGCCAATTCTCTTGGGTTAGATACAACACCAGCAACTGTACCGACTACTGTGGGCACAATCTCATGGGATGATGGCGATGGAGTGCCGACTGTTGCTCTTAAAGGCGGCAATGTAAACCTGCAAGTCGGTACACAAGAATACGCACGAGTATTTAACGATAGCGGCACAACCTTAACTAAAGGTCAAGCAGTCTATATTTCAGGGGCACAAGGTAACCGAGTAGCTGTCAAACTAGCAAGAGCCGATGTAGAAGCTACCTCTTACGGCACAATCGGTTTAGTCGCTGAAACCATGACTAATGGTGCAGAAGGCTTCATTATCGTATCGGGTGCTTTGTATAAGCTAAACACCACAGGATTGACCGCAGGGGCTACAGTCTATCTATCTCCCACGACTGCGGGTGCAGTAACAACCACAAAACCCCAAGCCCCCGACCAACTAGTAGTTGTAGGATGGGTAGAGCGTGTAGATAACACCGTAGGTTCTATTTATGTCAAAGTCGATAATGGCTACGAATTAGACGAATTGCATGATGTACGCATCACTAGCCCACAAAGCGGTAACTTGCTGATTTATGATGCAACCACAAGTCCTATTGGCGTATGGAAAAACGCTAATTTAACAGACGGCACAGGCATAAGTATTACTGAGGGTGCTGGTTCGGTTACTGTTGCGATTGATTCTACTGTAGCTACCCTAACAGGAACACAGACTTTAACCAACAAACGAGTTACTAACCGCATCGGTTCAAATGGAGCAACGACAAGTGGAAATATTACTCCTACTAGCGATACTGCTGACCAATATAATATTACTAGTCTTACTGGTACTAGCAATATTCAAATCCCTAGCGGAACACCTACGGATGGGCAAAGATTGTCAATCCGAATCAAAGACAACGGAACAAACAGAACTTTAACTTGGGTAACATCGGCTGGCGGTTATCGAGTTATTGGCACAACTTTACCTTTGACAACAACCGCCAATAAAACAATTTATGTAGGTTGTGTATATAACTTAGCTGACTCCTTTTGGGATGTCGTAGCAGTAGCAAGCGAGGTATAAAATGGCTAATTGTGCAGTAGTAGATTCTAATAATATTGTGGTAAATATGATTGTTGCCGAACCTACCGATACACCGCCTGAAGGCTGTACTTTGGTAGAAATTCCATTTTGCGACATTGGCTATATTTGGGATGGCACACGCTTTAACCCACCACAGGCGCAGTAAATGGCAACATACTATTGGGTCGGCGGAACAGGCACTTGGAACGCATCATCTACAACCCCTTGGGCATCTAGTTCAGGTGGTAGTGGTGGTGCAGGAGTACCTACATCTGCTGATGATGTTATTTTTGATAAAAACTCCAATGTAGGAACAGGCACATTTACTGTTACTAGTTCGTCAGCAGTCTGTAACAATATGAGTTTTGGTACAGGCGTTGATGCTCTTGACGGTGCAATGACGCTTTCTGTTAGTACTTTATCAATTTTTGGAAATTGCACATTATCATCAACAAATTTAACAATAAATGTAACTTCTTCTATAGCTTTTGCTGCAACCACAACTGGTAAAACTATTACTACTAATGGAATAACAATTAGTTCTACTGGTCAACAAATAATATTTAATGGAATAGGCGGTGGTTGGACATTACAAGATAATTTAACTTCTACAGGAAGTATTACATTAACCAATGGGTCGTTAAATACTAATAATCAAACTGTTACAGCTAATAACTTTTCAAGTTCAAACTCAAATACTAGAACGCTTACATTAGGTACTTCTACTGTTAATTTAAGCGGTACTGGTACTGTTTGGACTACATCAAACACAACAGGACTTACTTTTAGTGGTGCATCATCCACCATTAATTTAACTAATACAACTACATCTTCTAGAACATTTATTGGCGGTGGATTAACTTTTGGAACATTAAGTATCGGTGGCACAACAGGAATATCAACATTAACTATTAACGGAACAACCACTTTTACAACATTGTCTAGCACAAAAACTGTTGCACACACAATTAGTTTTGCTGGTAATGTCACTATTACAAATTGGACTGTTACAGGTACAAGCGGAAACGTAGTAACAGTTAATTCATCTGCTGTTGGAACACTAAGAACCATTACCTATGGCGGTAGTCAAATTAATCTTGACTATATGTCGTTTACGGACATTAATATGTCCTACACTTTAGGGGCATCAAACCCTTACCTTGTATATGCTGGCGCAAATTCTACTAATGGCGGTAATAACTCAGGCATAGCGTTTATAGATGGCACAACCCAAAAAGCCTATCGTTTAACAACAGGCACTACTTGGACAGTACCAAGCGATTGGAATAGCAGTAATAACAATATTTATTTAATTGGTGCTGGTGGTGGCGGTGCAACTGCCGCAGTATCAGGAAATAACCGAGCAGCAGGGGGTGGCGGTGGTGGCGGTGGATATACTGCCCTATCCAATCAATCATTAACCCCAGCCGCTTCTGTTGCATACACTATTGGTACTTCTGCTGGAAATACAAATGGTGGCTCTACTACATGGAATAGTGGAGCATCAACGGCTGGTGGCGGTTCTAAAGGCAATGCCGCAACAACCCCAACTTCATCAGGCGGTGCAGGTGGTACAGGAACATTTGCTGGTGGTACAGGTGGTGCTGGTGCGTTTGGTACAACTGCTTCACAAGGTTATGGAGCAGGTGCTGGCGGTGGAGCAGGTGGATTTAACGGAATAGGCGGTAATGGCGGCAATGGATTTGGCTCTACAACCACAGCAAACATAGCAGGTGGTGGCGGTGGTGGTAATGGCGGTGGTTCTAATGGTGCAAATGCCACATCTGCTCAAGGCGGTAATGGTGGAAATAACTTTGCTGGTACAGGCGGTGGCGCTGGAAGTGCAAGCGGTAGTGGAACGGCTGGAACAATTGGCGGTGGCGGTGGCGGTGCTGCCAATACTGGTTCAGGCGGTTCTGGTGGTGCAGGTATAGACCTTCAAAATACGTTAGGTGGTGGCGGTGGTGGCGGTGGAAACGCAACTGGTTCAGCCACTCCTGTTTCGGGTCTATATGGTGGCGGTGGAGCAGGGGGTCGAGTCACAACTACTGGTACTTTTACTGCTGGTACTGCTGGCGGTCAAGGAGTAATATTTATTGTATATACAATTAGCTCTGCCCAAAATAATAACTATTTCTTAATGTTTGGATAATGTTTCAGACCGCTTTTCAGTCAAACGCCTTTCAAAATAACGCTTTTCAGATAAGCGGGTTACCCCCATCTCCATTAGATGATACCCATGACGGGTTTACTCCCGAAGAAATTAGACGGGCAAAAAAATTAGACCGAAAGATACGGGAAAAAGAGCTAGCATTACTTAAAGCCCAACGAGCCGACAGAGAATCTCGTAAAGCTAGAATTAGGGGTCTAGTTGACCCACCAAAAATTGTTGCTAAACAGAAACAAAATAAACTACAATCTATTCAAGAGGTTAAGGCTGGTACACCGCCAGTTGATACTACAGAACTAGAGCAGTCTATTGCCTACCTTGAGAACCAACGAAACAACCTGTTAAAAGCGGTTGCTTATAGGCAAGAGGTAGCAAGGTTACAGACCAAACTCGCCATCCTAGAAGCTAAACGCCTAGCAGAACTAGATGACGAGGAAAGCATATTACTACTGACATAAAAGCCTTATACAAGTTAGCCTACGACCATTTACACGCAGGGCGTTACGAAGCGGGTTTTAGGCACTTTGAATACAGATGGCACAAAGACATTATGGGGGAGCAGTCAACACCCTATAAGCCTGCCCTTTCAATCCCTGTATGGCGTGGAGAATCCTTACTAGGTAAATCCATTGTGGTGCAGATGGAACAAGGCTATGGCGATGTATTGCAGTTCTATCGCTTTTTGCCCGCCTTAAAAGTCATGGGGGCTAAAAAACTTATTGTTTTACAAGAATCTTCATTGCACTACCTCATTGGGCAGATGGAATGTGTTGATGTCATAACCAATGAAATTGACAAAGGCGAAGCCCCCGAAGCTGACTATTGGATTGGCTCAATGTCTTTGCCCCATTACATCTCACACAGTCAACCTTATGTTAAAAGTCTATTTCCGATTACTACTAAAAAGATTGTCGGCTCAGAAGGCTATTTGGAAGCTACGCCTAGCAATATTCCTGCAAAGATTGGGGTGAATTGGGAAGCATCGGGTAAGTCTTTGTATTACATCAAATCTATTGATAGTCGGGAAATGCTCAAACTAACTGGTGATAACTGCTATTCCTTAAACCCTAAAAGCGAAGGGCCATTTCACCCCCTACCTAACGATGGTTGGAAAAAGAACTGGATGCAAACCGCCCAACACATGAAAGCCTGTAAAGGCATTGTAACAGTCGATACGGGTACTGCACACCTAGCTGGGGCTTTAGGAGTCAAAACTATTGTGCTTTTGCCTAAAGAAGAATTTGTATGTTGGCGTTGGAAAAATGGGCGTTGGTACGATTCGGTAGTGGCTTTAAGACCCCACGAATACGACAAAGTGCCTGAGTTAATAAGGAGAATGTAATGATTTGCCCTAAGTGCGGATACTCTGAATCAAATCATGTAGTTACAAAATCAGACAAGGAATCATATCTAGATTTTTGGGGATTTACGCTTGGCACACCTGAAGCTGAAGAAGCATGGAAACAGAAGCAAGAAATGACCGCCAAAGAATCACCAATGGTCATGTCAGACATTGAAGGCTATGTATCTCAGGTCGATGGCACTTGGATTAGTAGCCGTAGTCACCACAGAAATCACCTTAAACAGCACCGCATGATTGAATTAGGAAACGATGTACCGACACAGCACAAACCTGTGGAATTAAGCCGTAAAGACCAAGAAACCCGTAAACGCAAGATTGCCGAGCTTGCTTACGCCAAACTAAACTATCGTTAAGGAGTAATCATGGCAGACCGCAGAGAGATGTTGGAAGCAGCGTTAGAGGATGTACTTGAGCCACAAGATGAGGGTAAACCCGTAGAGGAAGAACATGAGGAGATGCAAGAGGAAGTTTCTCAAGACGAACCTGCTCGGAATGAGAAGGGACAGTTTGTCGCTAAAGATGAAGCGGTGGCAGAGGAAGAAGTCGCTGAGGTTGTTGCAGAAAATACGGCAGAACCCGAACAGCCCGAAGAACAGCTTGAGGTTGGCGATATACCAAAGCCTACGACTTGGAAGAAAGACCTTTTACCTCTATGGGATAAGATAGCCAAAGGCGAAACATTAACTAAAGAAGAAAGTAAGAAACATCTTGAATACCTCAACCAAAGAGAGAACGAGTTTAAAAAAGGCGTTAGCGTATATAAAGCGGAAGCGGAACGAGCAAAGGCTCTTGAGGAAGCAATTACCCCGTTTGTACCTGAACTCCAAGCACAAGGAATCCACCCTGCCGCATGGATAAACAACTTAGGTCGGGCACACATGATTCTGACCAAAGCTCCGCATGAACAAAAAGTACAGATGTTTCATAGACTTGCACAAGATTATGGAGTAAACTTAAATCAAATTAACGAACCGCAACAACCAGTTGACTCATATACTCAACAGTTAATGCAACAACTTTATCAAGTTAATCAAGAGGTTAGCACGATAAAAGGGCGGTTTGAGCAAGAAGAACAAGCTCGATTAAATAATGAGATTGAGCGAGTACGAAGTGACAGAGAGCGGTTTCCGCACTTTGATATGGTTAGGGAAGAAATGGCTCAACTACTTGAGCTAGGTAAGGCCCAAGACCTTGAAACGGCTTATGCAAAAGCTGTGCGTATGAACGATGAAGCCTTTAGGTTGGAACAGGAAAAACTCCTGAGCAACGCTACAAAGCAAGCATCTAAGGCACAACAAGTAGCACGAGCCAAAGCAACGGCTGTTAGTCCAAAATCCGTTACTCCTAACGGAACGCAGGCGAAAGTCGAAGCAAAGGACAGGCGTTCTTTACTGATGGCCCAAATGGCTGAAGCAGAGAGCGGTAGGCTTTAATTAACTTAAAAAGGAAATATCATGGCATTTGCTAACTCAGCAATCACCGATATTATCGCTACCACCATTCAAAGTCGTAGCGGTGAATTGGCTGATAACTTAACGCAGAACAATGCGATTCTGCAAAGACTTAACTCTAAGGGCAATGTACGCCCATTCTCGGGTGGTAATGTGATTTTGGAAGAAATCATGTACAACGACCCTAACACCAACAACGCTAACTCGTATAGCGGTTACGAAGTATTGAACATTGCTCCTGATAGCCCAATCTCGGCTGCTCAGTTTAAGATTGCTCAGTACGCTGCTGCTGTAACAATGAGCGGTTTGGAAATGCTCCAAAACTCAAGCAAAGAAGCAATCATTGACCTGTTAGATGGTCGTATGCAAGTTTCTGAAGCTCGCCTTTTGAACCGCATTTCAGGCGATTTGTATGGCGATGGTACTGGTAATGGCGGTAAGAACATTGACGGCTTGGCTGCTGCCGTTGCTACTTCCCCATCCACAGGCACTTATGGCGGTATTAATCGTGCTAACTGGACTTTTTGGCGTAACCAAGTAACTACTGGTTTGCTCTCTACCAACACCCTTGCTAAGATGACTGAAGCAGCCATCAAGCAGGTTCGTGGTACAGACAAAGCTGACCTTTACATTGCTGGTAACACCGCATATCAGTATTTCGTAGGTGCATTGCAAGCAATTCAGCGTATTACTACCGAAGAATCAGGTGCAGCAGGTTTCGCATCCCTCAAGTTCTACGGCGGTGGTACATCTGCTGATGTGGTACTCGGTGGTGGTATTGGTCAACAAGAGAATGACAACTATATGTATCTCTTGAACACCAATTACATTTTCTTCCGCCCACACAAAGAGCGTAATTTCGTACCTATCGGTGGTGAGCGTCAAGCCATCAACCAAGATGCGATTGTTAAACTCTATGGTTGGGCAGGTAACTTAACCACCAGCAACGCACAGTTGCAGGGTATTTTGACCACCTAATTAAGTAAAGGAAATAATCATGGCTTACTCAACACTCCCCATTGCAGGGGTTGATTTAAATAGTAATACCCCCATTAGTTTTGAATATGTAAATGGTGCAACTACCATTGATATTCCTAGCTTTGGGCCACTTGGCACACAAACTTTTGGCTCTGACGGCAAGCGTTATGTCTTTGCTAAAGCTGGTGCTGCTATTGGTGCATCTACCGCAACTTGCTCTATTAACGCTTCTACATTTATTGCTTCCGCATCTGGTGGCACTTATGTATCAGCCGAATCTATGGCAAGCGGTGACTTTGGTTGGTTTGCTGCTACTAGCGTCTAATCAAAAATTGTAGTAAAAACAAGGGGCTATCTCGTAATGGGGTAGCTCCTTTTTCTTTTTTTAACCGCAGTATCCTAACCACTTGGGAGTTTTAAAATGGCAATAGATAGCGATATGCAAGACGCAGATTCTCGTTTGGCAGTTAAGTTTTATAAGCGAGCAGTCAAACTAGAGCATGAATCAAACGAAGCAGGCAGACCAATATTCAAAGATTACGACTTTGTACGCATTATGGTCGCTGGTGACAGCCTTACCGAGATTGACACCTACGCACAGAATAGCCACAAACAGCGTTTTCCACGCCAATGGCTTCAATATCAAGCTACACAAGACACTAGTAGCGAGATGATTGGAACACCTGTAGAGGAATGGACTTTAATTAGCCAATCCCAAGCCCAAGAGCTACGGGGCATCAAGTTTATGACAGTCGAATCCATCGCTAACGCATCAGACTTACAGCTTCAACGCATTGGCATGATTGCTGGTATGTCACCCCACGCCTTTAGGGATAAGGCTAGAACCTTTCTAAACCTTGCCGAAGAAACCGCAGAAGCCACAAAACGAACTGAAGAAATTAATCAGTTAAAGCAAGAACTTGCCAAAAAAGACGAGGAAACTGCTAAAATCAAGGCTGAAACTGATGCGAAGCTCGCCTTAATGCAAGAACAAATGGCGGCTATACTTGCGGCAGTTGGAGAGAAAAAACCCCGCAAAAAGAAAGTCGTAGAGGAAGTCTAATATGTCATCAACGATGCTCCAACTTATGCAACAGACCACTAGCGAGTTAAATCTTGCTATTCCGACTTATGTTGCAGGCAATACTAGTCAAGATGTACAACAAGTTTTAGCCCTTATGAATCGTACTGGCTATGATTTGGTTAAAGAATATGATTGGCAAGGCTTACAGTTGGAGTATCGTTTCTATACCGATGCAGTCACCTTTGTAGGAGATACAGTTAGTGACCAAAGTTATAACATTATTGTAACGGGTGACGCTACAGCCTTAAATGGCAATTATTCCATTACAGGCACAGGCATTAATCAAGATACCTATGTGTCAAGCGTAACTTACAACGCTGGTTTAAATCTTTCTACCATCGTTATGAGCCAGTTGGCTAGTGGTACATATACTGGCGTGACTTTTACCTTTTCACAGACTAAATACCCCTTGCCTAATGACTTTGAAACCATTACGGACAATACACATTGGGACAAAACAAAACATTGGCAGATGCTTGGCCCTGAAGATGCCCAACAATGGCAATGGCTAAAGTCGGGGTATATTTCAACAGGCCCTCGTATTAGGTGGCGTATTCTAGGCAATAAGTTCCAAATTTGGCCACCATATAACACACAAGAGTATTTAGGCTTTGAATACCGCTCAAAAGGTTGGGCTAGAAGTGCTACTGACCAAGTTAAGAACAGCTTTACGGCTGATACCGATACGACCATATTTGACGATACAGTCATGGTTTTAGGTACAAAACTTAAGTATTTCCAAATTAAAGGATTTGACACTACTGCATTGCAACAAGACTATTTCCGCTATTTGAATGTTGCTAAAGCCAACGATAAAGGCTCTGCTAACCTATCGTTTGCACCATACCCAACGAAGGTGCTTATTGGTTACGCCAACATTCCTGATACTGGCTACGGGACATAATGGCAGTCGCTCAACAAAGACGGGCAGTCACAGCTTCCTTACCCGCCCCTATTGGGGGCTGGAACGCAAGAGATTCTTTAGCCGAAATGAACCCTTTAGATGCGGTTCAAATGGTCAACTTTTTTCCTACGCCTACCGATGTCACAATGCGTAAGGGTTATACCAAGATTTCTACAGGTATTTCAGGGCAAGTTTTATCTTTAATGAGTTACAGTAGCCCAGCAACAACTAAACTGTTTGCATCTACTGATAGCATTATTTATGACACAAGCACATCTACGGCTACAGCTAGTTTGACTGGTAACACAAGCGGTAAATGGATTCATTCCATGATTACAACGGCTGGTGGCTCTTTTATGCCTGCTGTTAACAATACTGACCCTATGGTGATTTATGATGGCACAAGATGGTCAAGAAGTGCTACGACAAGCACCGCACAGACTATTTCTACCATTACAAGAGGTGGTACAGGCAATTTAACCGCTACCCTAACGACTGCTGTGGCACATGGATTAGTTACAGGTAACACCATAACAGTCGCAGGGGCTATTCCTACCCAATTTAACGGCACTTACCGCATTACAGTAACGGGTGCTACAACCTTTACCTACACAATGGCTACTGCACCAAGCGGAGATGCTACAACTGTAGGAACTTATACCATTAACTACTACATTACAGGTAAAAACTCTAATACATTTGCCTATGTAAACTTGTTTAAAGAGCGTCTGTATTTTGTAGAAGAAAACTCTCTTAGTTTTTGGTACTTGCCTGTTGATAGTATTAACGGGGCAGTAACCGAATTTCCTCTTGGTGGCATATTTAAACGAGGTGGCTACCTACAAGCAATGGGGACTTGGACTATTGACGCTGGTTACGGGGTCGATGACCTAGCCGTATTTGTTACAAGTAACGGGGAAGTCGCTGTTTACAAGGGTTCTGACCCATCTGACCCAAATGATTGGGCGTTGGTTGGTATTTGGAATATTGGACAGACTTTTGCTCGTAAATGCGTGTTTAAATTTGGTGGTGACATTCTACTTTTAACCCAAGATGGTCTTGTACCCCTTTCCGCAGGCTTGCAATCTACTCGTTTAGACCCTCGTGTAAACATTACCGACAAGATTTTCTACGCTATTAGCCAAGCAGCCGACCTGTATTCAGCTAATTATGGATGGCAAATCAATTATTTGGCTAAATACAATATGTTGATAGTTAATATCCCAATTACTACTGGTTCTGAACAGTATGTTATGCACAACATTACTAAGTCTTGGGGAAGATTTACTAATATTAGTGCTAACTGTTGGGAAATGAGTGGTCAAGATATGTATTTTGGTGGAAACGGCTATGTAGCTCGTTTTTACGACTCTTTTTCTGACGATGGCACAAACATCAACGCTTTTGTACAGCAAGCCTACTCGTATTTTGAGTCTAGGGGGCAACAAAAACGCTTTACTATGGTACGCCCTATCCTACAGACCGATAACGGCTTACCGACTGTTTTATGCGGTATTAGCACCGATTATGAAACAGTACCATTGACCAATCAAATTTCATTTAATCCTAGTACCCTTGATGTAGGGGTTTGGGATACAGCACTCTGGGATGATGCTAATTGGGGTGGGGCTTTATTGACAAGCAAAATATGGCAAGGCGTGACAGGAATAGGCTATGCAGGCTCAATTAGCCTGAATGTAGCAAGTCAAGGCATTGATTTTCATTGGGCATCAACCGATTATGTAATGGAGCGTGGCGGGGTACTGTGAGGACTGTTACGACTGAAAATCAGCAATATTTGGGGGAATGGCTGGTCAGAATACTTAACTTTCCCCTACCTGAAACCACCCAATGTATAGGGCAGTTAAAAGACGGCAATTTAGTAGCGGTAGCAGGATATACCAACTTTATGCCAAAGGCTTGTGAGATTCATATTGGTAGCGTTGGTGAGCATTGGGCTAGTAAAGATTTTATATGGGCGGTGTTTGATTACCCCTTTAATAAACTAGGAGTTAGCGTTATACTAGGGCAAATCTGTGCTGATAACACAGATGCCCTAAAGTTAAACCGACATTTGGGCTTTAAGGTTGTAGCTGAAATACCTGATGCCCACATGAGTGGTGATTTGGTAATTATGGCTATGAGAAAAGAGGAGTGTCGGTTTCTTAACATCCGATGCTCTTTAAACAAGGGAGAATAGTATGGGTGGTGGTGGATTTTTAGGATTAGGGCCTGCTCCAAGTGCCCCTGCTGCTCCTGATTACAGGGCTGCTGCACAAGAAACGGCTGCTGGCAATATTGATGCGGCTCGTGTTGCAACTGCCGCTAACCGAGTTAATCAAGTTACGCCTTATGGCAATCTTAACTACGCTGTTACTGGTGCTGACCCTTATGGCAATCCGACTTGGACTGCTACTCAGACCTTAAGCCCCGCCCAACAACAACTTCTTGATTATCAAAACCAAACAAGCCTTGGATTAGGCAGACTTGCAGGTCAAGGATTGGGTTATGTTGAGAATATGCTCAACACCCCGTTTGACACAAGCAAACTGCCAAGCACAGGGTTTAATCCTAGTCAGACATATCAAGAAGCCTATATGCAACGGCTTGCCCCACAGTTACAACAAGGGCGTGAACAACTACAGCAACAGCTTGCAAACAAAGGTATAGATATTGGCTCTACAGCGTATGACCGAGCCATGATGCAACAAGCCCAGCGTGAGAATGATTTATTAGCTGCCGCCACAACTCAAGGTTTTGGTGTTGGTCAGCAAGCCCGTCAGTCTGCTTTGCAAGAACAAGCCTACCTTAGAAACGAGCCTTTAAACACCCTTTCTGCGGTTCGTACAGGTGCTCAAGTACAAGGCCCACAATTCGTTAATTCTGCCCAACAAGCTACGACTGCTGGCCCTGACATATTGGGTGCAGCACAGATGGGATACAACGCCCAAATGGGTGACTTTAATGCTAAACAAGCCGCCCAAGCTAACCTCAATCAAGGTTTATTTAGTCTAGGCGGTGCAGCATTAATGTCTGACATTCGTGCAAAAGAAAACATTAAAGCAATCGGTGTAATGCCTAATGGATTAACTCTTTATAGTTTTGAATACAAAGATGAAGTTAAATCGCACCCATTAGCAGGCGATGGTATCCATGTTGGTGTCATGGCACAAGAAGTAGAGCAAGTATTTCCATACGCAGTTAAGACCTTAGATGACGGCTATAAAGTCGTAGATTACGGACTATTACCATGAATATGTACAACCCCTACATTCAACAAATGCCACAAACCCAAGACTTAGGTGGGTTAAATCCTGTTTATCAGAACATTGGGGCACAACAGGCTATGCAAAACGCTGCAATGCAACAAGCTCAAGGGCTAACGCAAGATGCAGGGCGTACAGTACAAGGCGGTATGAATCCGATGGCTATGGCTATGATGTTACGCAAAGGTAAACCAACAGACCAAGCTGGTGTAAATGCAAGTGATGTGCAAATGGGTGGCACAAGCAGTTATAACCCTTTCTCTCAGTTTGATGTATCTAACACATACGGAACAGACCCTTATTCTCAACAAAGCAGAATGTTAGCGGCTCAAGAATCGGGCATGGGTTTTAATTTATCGCCTGTAAAAAATATGCCTGTAGTAGGGGCTTATGGTCAATTACTTCCAAATAACTAGGAATTAACATGGCACAACCAATGCTCAATGTAGGCGGTAATTTACCACCCGAAATCCTACAGCAACAACAAGCCTTAAACCGCCAACAGCAGATGGCTCAGTTGCTTATGCAACAGGGTCAATCTATGCCGTCAGGACAAATGGTAAGTGGGCGGTATGTTGCTCCTAGTTTCTTTCAATACGCAGCACCTTTATTCCAAACCTATGCTGGTACAAAACTTGCCGAAAAAGGTGATAAAGCTAGTGCAGATTTAGCTAAAGCATTGCGTCAACAATACGCTAACGAAGCCCAACAGTATCAAGATTTGTTGCGTGGCAAAGAAGCTACATTTGAACAAGCAGGGCCAACACCTACTGGTGGCAACATACCTAATCAGACTTATCGTGCTGGGGCTAATCCTGAAGCTGCTTATTTGTTTGGTTCTACAGCGTACAACCCTGCATTACAACAAGTGGCTTTAAAGAAACTGACCGAAGGCCCACAATGGAAAGAAGCATCTAAATTAGACGCTCAAGGCAATACTATTTCAGGCTATGTAGATATGAACTCAGCTAATCCTGAATCTACATTTAGACAGTTTGCTATGACTAAAACTGCTATCAGTCCTGCCGATATGATTCGATTTAGGGATGAAGGTATTGCCGTTCCATCGCAATTTACTGGTCAAGGTCAACCTCAAGGTCAACCTACAAGTGCCTATGGTGCAAATGTCCAGTTTACCCCTAACCAATCTGTAGGTGCACCTCAAGGTCAACCATCAGGTCAACCTCAAGTAGCACCTAATGTCGCTCCTACTGTTGCTTCTACAAAAGAATATGACCCATTTAAAGCTCCGCCTGTACCAGCAGGTTTAAGTGGCAAACAAGCTAGAGAATGGCAAGCAGACCAAGCTAAACCTTTAACTGGCGAATCTGAAAAGCAAGTTAGTGGTGCTATTAATTACCAAAAATCTTTGAATAGTTTGCAAGACATATTCCAAAGATATAAAGGTGCTGAATTATTAAATCCTAATGTTCGTGCTGAAATTCAACAATCTTTAAACAACGCTTTGTTACAAGGTAAAGAAGCCAATCGTTTAGGAGTTCTGAACGGCCCTGACTTAAGTATTTTGGAAAAAATTGTTGGCGACCCAACTGCTGTTAACGCTTTAATTAAAGATAGAAGCACTATCAATAAACTTTATGACAATCAAAGAATGTTTACAACCGAAGTAATTAAAACAAATTATCGTTCTGCTCAAAAAGCTGTACCTGAGAATTTGCGTGAATTTGTTGAAATTAAACCTAGAGAATTGCCAAAATCAGAACAAAAAGGACAGCCTAAAGCAACTGGGGCTGTAGCTAGAGCTATGTTAAATGGCGAAAGTATTGTTGTTAGAAATGGTAAATGGGTTAATGAAAGAACTGGAAAGGCTGTCGAATGAGCGACACATTACCGCCACTTCCTAAAGGTGCAGTCATGGTTGATGATATGCCACCTTTGCCACAAGGTGCTGTATTGCAACAACAAACAGCCTATGACCGCTTTTTAGATAGCCTACGCAATCCCCAAACAGGTGGCCGTAGTGGCGTTGTTGGCCCTGCATTAGTAGGCGGTACAGGCGAACTTATTAAGGGTGCTGGTGCTTTAACCCAAATGGCGTTTCCTAATGCTGGTACACGCATGGTTGAAGTAGGCGAAGCTATGACTGAGGGTGCTAAAAGCGTAGCTCCTGTTTCAGGCACAGTAGGGCAAATTGGTTCTTATTTAGTGCCATATGGTGCTGCACAAAAAGCTACAACTGCTGTTGGTAATATTCCGCAAGTTGCTAGACAAATAGGTCAATTACCTAGTTTTGCTAGGGCTGTAGGTCAACAAGCCACTATTGGTGGAACTTTAGGGTATGGTTTAACTCCTGACCAACAAAATCGTGAACAAGCCGCCACATTTGGTACTTTAACTGGTGCTGCTACCCCATTTTTAGAAAAAGCGGTTCGTGGTACTGTTAATTTATTGCGTGGCACACCACCAGCACAAGGCACAATGCAAGCCGCTAGAGAAGCCCAAGAAGCAGGTTATGTAATACCCCCAACCCAAGTAAAACCATCGTTGCTAAACCGCTTTTTAGAAGGTACTGCTGGAAAAATAAGTACCGCACAAAACGCTAGTTTTAAAAACCAACAAGTAACCAACCAGTTGGCTGCAAAGTCTTTAGGATTGCCTGAAGATGTTGTTATTACCCCTGAAATTCTTACAAATATTAGAGCAAAAGCTGGTCAAGCCTACGAAACACTAGGGGCTACTGGCACAGTTAAAACTAGCCCTAAATTTATACAAGCGTTGGATGAAATAAAACCTTACAAAGATGCTGTCCAAGCGTCAAAAGATTTTCCAACAGCAGATAAAAACCCAATTATTAGCGTTATTGACGAATTAAAACAAAAAAGTTTTGATGTAAATTCAGCTATTTCTAAAATTAATGTATTGCGTAATGACGCAGATATAGCTTATGGAACAGGCAATAAAGCATTAGGAAAGGCAAACAAAGAAGCAAGCCAAGTATTAGAAAACACTATTGAAAACTACCTTGCCAACACTAAACAAACGGATTTGTTGCAAAGGTTTAGAGAAGCTCGTCAAACCATTGCTAAGACTTATTCTGTAGAAAACGCTTTAAATGTAAAAACTGGAACAATCGATGCTAAAAAATTAGCTGCCCAATTACAAAAAGGCAAACCTTTGTCGGGCGAGTTAAAACAAGTTGGTGAATTTGGTACTGCTTTCCCAACAGCAGTTAAAACTCCTGAAACTATGGGCAGTATTCCGCAAATTAGTCCACTAGATGTTGGTGGTGCAGTATTAACAGGTGGCGGTGCTTATGTTTCAGGTTCAGGTGCAGAAACTCCAGCAACTTTGGCTGCTTTACTAGCAAGACCAACGCTAAGAGCCGCAGCACTATCAAAGCCTATACAAAGCAGATTAACTAACCAACAAATGCAAAATTTAAGTCCTGAAACACGCAATTTAGCTAGAATGTTAATGCTACAAGGGGCAACCAAAGCTGGAGCAAATGAGGAGCAAAAATGAGTAGAAACGGGTCAGGCACATATACACTACCTGCGGGTAATCCCGTAGTAACAGGCACAACCATTGCAAGTACATGGGCAAATAACACACTTAGTGATATAGCTACTGCTCTTACTGGCTCATTGGCAAGTGATGGTCAAACCCCAATGACGGGCAATCTTGATGCAAATAGTAACAAAATTGTTAATTTAGCTACCCCTACTTTAACAGCCGATGCTGTAACTAAAGCCTATGCAGACGCTTTAGTGGGTGGTTCGGGTACGGGTTCGTTTACTACTTTAACTGTTACGGGTACGACTACCCTTGCTACATCCTTAACAGGGGTCTTAAAAGGCACTTCAGGCGTTGTTGCTGTAGCCACCGCAGGTACAGAGTATGTAGCCCCCGCTACGACAACAAACTTTACTGCTCAACAATACTTTGGGAATGTAGCTTTAACCGATGGTGCTACGATTGCATGGGCGGCTAATACTGCCCAAGTCGCTACCTTTACCTTTGTATCCAATAACAGAACAATGGGCGCACCTACAGGACTTGTAAACGGGGCTTATTATGGTCTAGCAGTTATCCAAAACGCAGGGTCAAATACCCTTACTTGGAACGCTGTATTTAAGTGGGCGGGTGGAACTGCACCTACTCTTTCAACAGGTGCTAGTGCTAAAGACTATTTTGTATTCCGCTCTGATGGTACAAACCTATACGAGCAAGGTAGAAGTTTGGGGGTTGCATGACCCTACCTGTAGTCTTTACTGCTAACGGGCCAAGTGGTTATAACCTAACCAACTCCCTACGCTTTCGGTCTAGTGCTTCTGCTTATTTAAATAGAACTCCAGCTAGTGCTGGTAATCGCAGAACATTTACCTATTCAGTATGGTTAAAAAGAGGTGTGTTAGACGCTTCTTACAACAAATACTTTTTTAGTGCTAGACCAAGTTCATCTGTTCGTGATGGTATGTATTTTGGAACGAACCAAACATTAAGCGTTTTTGCAAATGATGGTTCAAGTGCGTTATTAACAACAACTCAAGTATTTAGAGATGTTTCCGCTTGGTATCATATTGTTGTTGCTGTTGATACTACTCAAGCAACTTCATCAAACAGAGTAAAAATTTATGTTAATGGTTCTCAAGTAACAGCATTTGGAACGGCAACATACCCAACTCAAAACTACGATTGGGCTTTTAATAACTCAGTCATCCATACAATTAGCGATGATGCGGCAAATGTGCCAACTGGCTTGTATCATTTTGACGGCTACATGGCTGAAATTAATAGCATTGATGGTCAAGCCCTAACCCCATCCTCATTCGGTGAAACATCCGCAACAACTGGTGTATGGCAACCTAAGAAATACACAGGAACATACGGCACTAATGGATTCTATCTGCCTTTCACAGATAACTCTGCTCTGACTACATCATCTAATGCTGGACTAGGAAAAGACTTTTCAGGCAACGCAAACTATTGGACTACAAACAATATCAGCATTACATCAGGCTCTACTTATGACAGCATGACAGATGTGCCAACGCTGACAAGTGCTACTGCGGCTAACTATTGTGTGTTGAATCCGTTAACAAATGTAGGTATAGGAACAGTATCTAACGGAAATTTACAATTAGTTACATCTACTAATTCCAGAACAATGACTGGAACGATGGCTTTGCCATCAACAGGACAATACTATTTTGAAATTACAGCAACAGATTATATAACTGGTGGTGGCACAACTCTTGGAATAGTTAATGAAGCATTTATACCTACTACACTCTCCAATGGAACTTGGTTAGGTTTTAGCACTTATTCAGCAAGCTATCAAAACGGCACAACAACAGACACCAATAATTTAACTGGTACTGATGTTACGCAAGATGGAGATATTTGGTGTATTGCTATTGATGTAACTAACAATAAATTCTGGATTGGTCGGTCAAGGTCAGGCACTTTAGTATGGGCAGATGGAGTTACCCCAGCCGTTAATGGAAGTGGTGCAACTACTATATCTTTACCTACTGGCACTTTATATCCGATGGTAAGTAGAGGTGGTTCTTTTAATGAAACTTACAACTTTAATTTTGGACAGCAACCTTTTGCTCACACCCCACCAACAGGCTTTGTAAGACTAAACACATTTAACTTACCTACTCCTACGATTGGTGCTACTGCATCTACAACAGCGAATAAGTATATGAATATTGCTTTGTACACAGGCACAGGTTCTAGCCAATCTATTACAGGGCTAGGATTCCAACCTGATTGGACATGGATTAAAGGTCGTAGTGGTGCAACTGACCATGGAATTTATGATGCAGTTCGTGGAGTTCAAAAACAAATAGAAAGCAATAATACAGACGCAGAAACTACCGAAACCACAGGCTTAACTGCATTTGGTTCAGATGGCTTTACTGTCGGTGCATTAGCCCAATTAAACACTTCGTCAGCTACTTATGTTGGTTGGAATTGGAAAGCTAATGGAGCAGGTTCATCTAACACAGATGGAACTATTACATCTACAGTAAGTGTTAATACAAGTGTTGGATTTAGTATTGTTACTTATACAGGTAACGGAAGTAGCACAGCTACAGTAGGTCATGGTTTAGGTGTAGAGCCAGCTATGTTAATACAATTTGAAAGAGGTGGTGGTGATTGGTGGCATGTTTGGCACAAAGGTTTAAGTGGAAGCTCATATAACTTATTCTTAAATAATACAGAAGCAGAACGAGCAAGCATAAATGATGGACAAATAAAAAATAATGGTTCATCCACCTTTGCGTTTGCAAGCACTACATCAAATGTTGATGCTGTAAATGAAAATGCTAAGAATTATGTAGTATATTGTTTTTCTGAAGTAGCTGGTTACTCTGCATTTGGCTCATACACAGGTAATGGTTCGAGTGATGGTCCATTTATCTTTACTGGGTTTAGACCTAGGTTTTTGATGATTAAACGCACAGATACTACAAATAACTGGGTAATTCAGGATACAAGTCGTGATACATATAATGTGTCTGAAAAAGATTTATATGCTGATACAAGCGGTGCTGAAGCAACCTATGCGGCAGAAAAAACAGACATTTTGTCCAATGGTTTTAAACAAAGACAAACAGGTGCAAGTATGAACGCATCAGGTGGCACTTACATCTACATGGCATTTGCCGAAAACCCCTTTAAATACGCTAACGCCCGATAGGAGTTAATTATGTTTTATTGCACAACCACAGGACAATACATTCAAGAAGGTACACCTTTTGAAATTAATGGTATCAATAACCAACAAATTTGTTTAAACCTATCTACCCCACAAGAAAAGATTGACATTGGTTTAGAGGAAGTTATTGCGACTAATAGCCCCGCCAATCAACAATACTACTGGGTTAGCCAAGAACTAAATGGTGCAACATTAACTTACATAAACAATCCTAAAGATTTAGATACTTGCAAAACCAATGCGGTTAGTCAGCTAAGAACCACCGCATACACCATGCTCTTGCCTACCGATTGGATGGTCGTAAAGTCTGTAGAAACATCCACCCCAATCCCAACCGATTGGAACACATGGAGAGCATCAATACGGACTACTTGTGAGAACGCTATTACTGCGGTTAATGCTTGCGCTGATGTTGATGAATTGGCACAATTAACTGTTACTTGGCCCAACGACCCTAACTATGTAGAGGTGCAAAATGTTCCTAATTGATTGGATGTTTGATAAGATGGGCTACACCAAAAAGGTGCATTGGCTTACTATTCTCAATGATTGGGAAGGTGAAGTTAAAGCTACGCCCAAAAAAACTGCGGTTAAACGCAAGCCTGTGGTCAAAAAAGCAACGACTAGAACTGTACGCAAAAAGGTTTAATTATGGCTAACGAAATTGAAAAAGAAATCGTTAAAGAAGCCATTAAAGAGTGGTTAAATGAGAAAGTAACCCAGTTTGGTTGGTTCTCTATCCGTACTATTTTCTATGTCTTTGTAGCTGGTTTAGGCTATGCCTACCTAACAACTCATGGGTGGTCTTTGCCAAAATGAAACTATGGAACTTCACGAAGGGATTAAAACCCTAACTAGTAACCTTGATACAAGCCGAGCAAGTGCTAAAGAACTTTCTAAAAGTATTGAGAATGTTCAAAAAGAAGCCACCGATGTTGCAGTACAACGAAATATAGATAGACGCAGAGAGTTACGAGAAAACGAAGTCCGCAAAGAGTTATTCCTAAAACGGGTATTGATGCAATGGGAACACGAAGAACGAGTTAGACGAGAAGAAGCACAGATTAGAGCAGATTTTTTAAAAAAGTATGGCAAACGATGGGCAGAAGTTGAAGCCCTAAAAGCCAAGCTAGAGAAGCAAGAGAAAGAGTTTCAGAAAGAATTTAACAAAGATTTAAACAAGGCTAGAAATGCACAGTTTTGGTGTTTTGCGGTAGCTGGCGTAATAGCTTACTTTTTAGTATGGGGTTATAAATAATGTTTCCATTGACAGCGATTCTTGATATTGGCACAAAGCTCATCGATAAGCTTATCCCCGACCCTGAAGCAAAGGCTAAGGCTCAGTTAGAACTGGTAAAACTTCAACAAGAAGGCGAACTGGCTAAGATGCAAGCCGATATAGCCGAAGCCCAAGAGGTTACAAAGCGTTGGGAAGCTGATATGTCTAGTGACAGTTGGTTATCCAAAAACATTCGCCCAATGGCTTTAATCGCTATATTTGGGGCTTATTTCTTATTTGCTATGATGTCTGCCTTTGGCTACGATGCTAACCAAAACTATGTCCAGTTGCTTGGTCAATGGGGACAAATCGTATTCCTAGCCTATTTTGGTGGCAGAACGGCTGAGAAGATTATTGAGATGAAAGCGAAGAAATGAGATTTGAGGACTGTTTAGCCCGTATTTTGAAGCACGAAGGTGGTTATGTAAACGACCCGTTGGACTCAGGTGGTAGAACCAATTTAGGGGTCACACAGAGGGTTTGGGAAGAATTTGTGGGGCATCCTGTCACCGAAGCTGATATGAAGGCTCTAACCCCCGAAAAAATAGCCCCAATGTACAAATTAAAGTATTGGAATCCTAGCTACTGTGAAGTCTTACCGAAAGGCTTAGATTATGTGGTATTTGATTTTGCCGTTAATGCAGGGACAGGGCGAAGCGTTAAGACTTTACAACAGGCAATCGGATGCGTGGCTGATGGAGTTATCGGGCCTAAGACTATGGCAGCAATTAATGATGCAAACCCTAAAGACCTTATTACAAAGTTTTCAGACGCTAGGGCAGACTTCTATCAAGGCATAGTTGCAAGAAAACCCGACCAAGCTCGCTTTATTAAAGGTTGGCTTAATCGGGTTGAGGATGCTAGAAAACTAGCTCTTGAGGAAAATAATCAAGACAATAAAGAGTCCTAGTATTAACAAGGCTTTTTCTGTCCAATACGCCCTATTAAGACGGGCTGGGTCGTGAATTAAATAAGACTGAAGCTCTAGCATATCTGCGTCTTTTTCAACATATTTAGGTGGCACATAATACTTACCAATACTGACCTTGCCGTTGTTGTATGGAATGTTCATAGATACCCCGCTAAACCATAACCTAGAGTTGTACAGGCTACTGCAAATAACACAAATAAAATTGTAGCTACAAATGGATTCATTCTGTCCTCGCTTTCATCATTGCATCAGCAAATAAATAAGCATCTTTAGCCAAAATTTCTATTCCTATTTCAATTCTTGATTCGTTGTCTATAGTGTAATAAACGCAGTCAGGAAGGGCGTAAGATATTAAACTTTGAAATGCTTTGGCAGCAAAGTAATCCCGTAAATCCATACCTGTGCTTTGTTTAACGCCAACAATGTTATCGCCATAAATAGGTTCTGTGCTTGGAAATGCTTTCATGCGTTCACCATATCGTTAATTGCTTCTTGGATTTGTTCAAATATTGGGTTATTAGCGACCATCTCATAGATGCTAATACCACCCACTTCTAAATCCTCAATCTCTACATAATTGCCCATAATGCCAACATCAGGCTCGCTAGGCAGTTCTGTGCCATATACATCAACAGGCGTATCACCAATCGTTACAGTACCAATCATGATATTCCCCCAGTTCTCCACACATACACAATAGCAGGTATGCCAAATGCCAACACACCTGCAACCATACCTAATAAAAAGTCTTTCATAAATCCCCCTTTGGTTAAACAACAATTAAATATTAAGCCAACTTAACATATTAATATACTAGGGACATACCCTAAGTCTTGTATAAGAGTAAAAAGACAGGGCAAGATTTGGTAGCTGTTTCATGTAACGCTGAAAGCCGCAAAATTCGTTACTTGCCACATCCTCTTGGGGCGGCTTAACGCCCTGTAAAAAGGTGGGCTACTTGTTGAGAAAGCATACTTACTGGCCTTTCTATATACAAACTTTCGCCCGTTGTAAGGTGGGGTGGCCCTCGGTGTGAAGGAGATTGTGGCAGGGGGATTGCCGCCACCCCGTAATCATTATAGTTTATTCTTTGCCCGATAAAACGCTAATAAATGGGTAAAACATTCCCACCCAATTCGCAGGTCATCTTCAGGTATCTCTATTAGTTTAGCCTTATTTTGTAGGGCATTGACATAAACAATGGCACACCGAGCTGTAGGCATATCAAAGCCCTGTCTATAGGCACTCAGTTGCATTTGGTGGTCAAAGTAATAGTCCAGCTTATCTAAGTCTTTTTCAGTCGTTTTAAAGTCGATTACGCAGTTCTTGGCGATTAGGTCGCATTTACCCCCATACCCACCTTTAGCAAAGGACTTCTCAGAAACCCATAGCTGTGAGCCAAAATGCTCGTTTATGGTGCTTTCTACGACTCGGACATAGGGCGGTAGCTCAGGAATGTAAATGCCCTCGTAGAACGCTTCTATGACCCCATGTATCTGTGTTCCCCGTTCCGCAGCTTGCTTGGCGTGTTCTTTTGAATCCGATACAACTCTACTTAGCCAATCTTGCTCTAATTCACCCTCTAAGCGAGGTAATGTAAGTGCAGCGAGGATAGCTTGTTGCTGTTTCCATACATCCAATGCGGGTTTTGACGCACAACCAATAATTGTGGTGACTGAGGGCAATAAGCCATGTTCTCTTGCGTCTTTGACAGTTGTGTTTCTTTCTTTGCCATTCTTGCCAACGACCCGATAGGCTGGACTGCCATTGGGTAAGTACCAATGACCACTCTCACTTTGATGCTCTTTCACTAACATACATCCCCCTGTTAAACATTACATTAACTGTAGTATTGCGATTCTATCATCTGAGTTTCTAACCCTGTCGGCACAAGCCTGAACCACAGTCTTAATGACAGTTTCCAAGTCATCTTGGGCAAACCCAATGATGGGTACTTCTTCATCGTACCCTCGTTCTTGAAAGGTCTTGACTGTATATTTTTGGTCAATAAAGTCTTTAATCATGTGGTTCATAGCTCGCTCCTAAAGGTTACCCCCTCAAAACGGGACGGAATCGTCCTCTATTGCTGCGTCTTGCAACTGCTTATTTACATCAGGTTTATTAAATGTATTGCGGTACTCGGCTGACAGCATGATTTGGTCTTTTAGACCTTGCGATAAGCTGTCAAATACTTCTTGGTCAAACTTCTGTAAGTCAAACAATACGCAAGGGTTTACGCCCTGTGGTACGCCAGCTTTCTGTACGATTGCAGGTACTGGGGTGATAGCTACCGCATCAGCGTAGGTATTGCCGTTATTAGCAGTCCTATGCTGAACAGTAACCATGCACCATTTATCTAGTAGGTTTCTAAGGTCAAAGCCACGCAACTCATCATCGGTAAATGATTTGCCACGCCAAGATTCCAAGTCTTTCCGTAAAGAAGCCTTATCGCCTAGCGATAGCGTGTAGTTGCGTGTTTGGATAAGGGGTTTGCCCTCAATCTTTAAGTCATCGCCATGAAGCTCCCAAAAGAACTTTACTTTGCGTAGCATCTTGACTTGACCCATGTACTCAGATTTCTGTGTGCCTAAGTCAATAATTCGGTATAAACGAGCTAGGTGCGACCCTACTGGGGCTACCTTAAACTCTTTCTTTTCTGTAGTTGTGCCTGTCACAATCATTGTTTCCCCCCAAAAATATTAGAAAAATCGTCAAAAATCGTACCCAAAATGGGGCTAATCCTACGCTTATTGGGTAAGCCACAATGAAACCTGATTAGGTCAATTTCTGCCAATGTCAACATATCACCATCTTCTGCCTTATCTAAAGCTATCTCAAGGCGTTCTTGGTCTGCCATCATTTCGTTATGTAATTGCTGTAAGTCATCCATAATCATCTCCAAAAGTAAACAGCTTATGCTGTACCACCATATTAAGCCAAATTAAATAAATGTGCAAACTATTTGATATGGCGTTGTATTTTTGTTAAACTTGCTTAATGAAGAAGAAAATGTTTACCGATAGTCAAATTATCGAGTTACTGGGTGGGCCTACCAAAATAGCCAAAATCTGCAAAATTAGCGTACCTGCGGTGTCTATGTGGAAAAACTCAGGTATTCCAGCCGATAAGATGGTTTATTTAGGGGCGTTGTTAGAACAGGAATCTAAAGGTTTAGTAAGCCGTAAGGACTTATTCCCCGATTCATACTCATTAATTTGGCCTGAGTTGCGTTAATTGGTGTTATACTGACGGGGCAGATTGATACCTGTTTAGTAGAACTCCATTAAGACCCTTTTGGGTAGCTTTGAGCGTTTTGGAAAGCCTGTGGAGTGCTTCCTAAAGCGGTATCAACTTAGAGCTACCCAAAGGGGTTTTCTCTTTCTGTCTAGCCCGCACACAGGCGTGATGATGCGGTAAAGGCCGTAAATACTTCAGAAGCGAAACGGCAGCAATGCCCCATATTTTGCGAATAAATGAGCAAAAATTATGGAACTGTCCTATTGTCTAACGACAGGGGAAACTGGGTAGTCTTGGTAATACATAGACCTGAACAAGCAAAACAACCCATCATTTATTTACGACTGATGTCCGAAACATCCGA